CTGATATTCTGTTGGTAAATAGTTATTCCCTGCCATAATCTTTCTCCAATATTAATTCACAATAATGTATTACTTTCTCAATGTCTCTTGCACCTTCACCTTTTCTTCTATGTCTTGTAATATATTTTACTACATTACCTTCAAGAAAGGTAAGATTATTTTCTACAATATAATCAACAGGTTGTATCTTACATGTTTTATAATGGTCACCACCTACCTGTCTATCTGTAGCAATCCTAGCTTCTTTTTCTATATTTGTTTTCTTAAAACCTTTTACACTTTTTACTGTGTCTGCAATAGCTTTATCCATTAATCCCATAACCT